AAGCATTAATTGATGCAGGCGGAAGAGTAGGATATTTTGTAGTCGGTGGGGGACAAAGAGGATCCCGACTCTATAATTCTTCTGACTTTCAAGCCGGAGGAGCGGGTGGGCACATAAAAATAGGATACGCAACTTTAGCAAATACAACTGGGTGCGCTGTTACAATTGGAGCAGGTGGAACTAGTAACGGCTCGTCAGGGGGTAACTCTAGCGTAGCGTTTAATTCAGCTGGTGGAGTTGCTGTAACCGCAAACGGAGGTTCAGGTACGTATAGCTCTAATGGAGGAGCCGCAGGTTCTAGTAGAAACAAAGATTCTCATTCTCATAATGAAACAGCAGCTCAAAGCGGCGCATTTGGTTATGGGTTAGGTGGTTCAACTTTTGTAACCAACCCTGAGGGTGGGACCGGAGTGGGAACACCAGTGGCAAATTCGGGAAGCGGAAGTGTATACGGCACAAATGCTGCCGCGGGATTTGTTAGAATAACTTGGTTTGAATAAAATAAATTAAAATGGCAAGATACGGCATAATTGAAAACAACATAATTACAGATATAATAATAGCTGATGCTGATTTTATAGAGTCTTTTGAAAAAGAAACTGTATTATTAGAAGATGATGAAATTAAAATTAATTCAGGGTATCAAAATGGAGAGTTTATAAATAATAATCCTGCTATTTCTAATGAAGAATGGATTGAATGGAGAAACTTTGAATTAGGTAAAACTGATAATATAGCGCAAACACCAGATTATCCAAATAGAGATGCATGGATTACATATAGACAAGAATTAAGAGATTGGCCTTCAACAGCTGATTTTCCAAATACAAAACCTACTAAACCTGAATAATGGCATTAACTAAATTAAAACAATCACTTATCGATGGAGATTTGGTAACTAGTGTAAATGGAAACACAGGTGCTGTGACAATTGGTATTGATTGGCAATCAGCAATAAAAACATCTAATTTTACAGCAGCAGCTGGTAAAGGTTATTTTGTTGACACTACAAGTGCTGCAATAACTGCAACATTACCATCTTCACCAACCACTGGCGATGAATTAACTATAGTAGATTACGCTGGTACTGCTGGTACAAATAGTATAGCTATAACATCCTCTGATAATATTAATGGCTCATCTAATGATGTATTAATAAATTACGGAAGAGGTGGAGTATCTATGATTTATGTAGATGCTACTCAAGGCTGGATAGCTTATAATGCTATTAATGAAACAGCTACAGCTTTAGATACAGTATCATATAATATGGATTATTTAGTTGTAGCAGGTGGAGGTGCAGGTGGTACTTATTATGGTGCAGGTGGAGGTGCAGGTGGGTTAAGAACATCTTATGGTAATACATCAGGTGGAGGTGCTTCTGCTGAAAGCGATATAACATTAGCAGCAGGAACATATACAATTACAATAGGTGCAGGTGGTACTGGAACAGGAACAAATGGTGGAAGTTCTACTTCAAGAAGTGGGGTAGATTCATCAATAGCAGCTGCAAGTATAACTACTATTACATCAACAGGTGGAGGTGGTGGAGCTACAGGTGGTTCGCCAAGTTCTTTAATAGGAGCAGCTGGTGGTTCAGGAGGAGGAACTTGGACTACACAAGGTTCAGGAGGAGCAGGAACTACAGGTCAAGGATATGCAGGTGGTACTGGAACAAATTTAGGAGGTTATTCAGAGGTTAATGGTGGAGGAGGAGGTGCTTCTGCTGTAGGACAAACAGGTACATCAGCTGTAGGTGCAGGTGATGGAGGAGCAGGATTAGCAGTAAGTATAACAGGAGCATCAGTTGCTTATGCAGGAGGTGGAGGGGCAGGTGGACCTGAAGCAGGTGCAGGTGATGGAACTTATGGAGTAGGTGGTACTGGTGGGGGTGGTAACGGGGGTTACTCAACAGTAGGTCAAGAAAATGGAACAAGTGGAACAGCAAACACTGGAGGTGGTGGAGGTGGTGGTTCTGCAGGTATATTAGCAGGGAGTGTTGGTACAATTGGAAATGGAGGTTCAGGTGTAGTAATATTAAGATTATCAACAGCTGCATATTCAGGAACTACAACAGGAAGCCCAACAGTAACAACTGACGGAGCAGATACAATATTAAAATATACAGGAAGTGGTACATACGTACATAGTTAAAATTAAAATAAATTAAAATGGCAATAACAAAAGTAACAGCAAACGTATTAGCAGATAATGCAGTATCAGCATCGAGTATTGCAGATGGTGCAATAGCAACAGCTAAATTAGCAGATGATTCTGTAAGTTTTGAAAAAGTAGATGTAGAATTCACTACAAGTAGTGCGTTAACTGCAGGTGCAACAGTAAATGTAGATTTCGATGCAGCACAAGTATTTACTTTAACACCTAATGCAAATACTACTTTTAACATAACCAACCCTAAAATAGGAGTAACTAAATCAATAATAGTAACAGGAGCAGGTAGTACATATACAGCAGATACTTGGACAGTAGGTGGAGGAGCTGGTACATTTAACAGAATAGCAGGTGAGTATGATGATACAAGTTCAACTAAAAACTTTTATCAAATTACTTGTGTAAGTGCAACTGAATTTTGGTATAGTATTTCACAAATAGCTAGTTAATGTTTGGACAAGGTATAAATTTTGGTTTATTAGCAGCCGCTCAAGTAGTAGCCGACTTTCTTGTAATTGCAGGAGGAGGGGGTGGAGGATTTTCTGCACCAGGAGGAGGTGGTGCTGGAGGACTTCGTACATCTTATGGTTCTACAAGTGGCGGTGGCTCAAGCAATGAATCATCAATAGATTTAGTAGAGGGTGTAGATTATACTATAACAGTAGGTAGTGGGGGTACTAGTCCAGGTCCATCAGCAGGTCCAGGTTCTAATGGTACAGATTCATCTATATCAGCAACAGGAATTACAACAATTACATCTTTAGGAGGTGGTGGAGGGACTAGAACAACAAGTGTAGGTTTGACTGGTGGTTCTGGTGGAGGTTCTGGAGAAACACAACTTTCTAGTGGAGGTAGCGGTACTGCTAATCAAGGATATGATGGTGGTTATGGTAATGGTGGAGGTGGAGGTTCTGCAGGAGCTGGATATAATGGTTATGGTGCTGGTGTTAATTTAGCAAATAATGGTGGTATTGGAGGTGATGGTTTAGCAGTCTCAATAACAGGAAGTTCAGTAACTTATGCTTCAGGGGGAAGTGCATATTATGCGGCTCCTAGTCCTACTTTAAGTCCAAATCCAACTGGAGGTGGAGGAGGAGGTGCTTCTGTGACTAATGGTGTAGCTAATTCTGGTGGTGGAGGTAGAGCAGATGGAGGTGATGGTGGTTCAGGATTAGTCGTATTCAGATTGCCTACATCAGCATATAGTGGAGCAACTTCAGGTTCACCAACAGTAACAACAGACGGAGATGATACAATATTAAAATATACTGCAAGTGGTCATTATTATCACGGTGCAAGAGATACTATGGATTTCCTTGTAATCGCTGGAGGTGCTGGTGGAGGAGGAGAACAATCAAGTATAACCATTGGTGGGGGTGGTGGAGGAGCAGGTGGTTATAGAACTTCATACGGAAGTACATCTGGAGGAGGTTCTTCTGCCGAATCAAGTATTCTATTTCCTAGTATAGGAGTAACATATACAATTACAGTTGGAGGTGGAGGAGCTGGTGCTGCCCCTTTTGGAACAGCAAGTAATGGTGCTAATTCATCACTTTCAGCAGCTACAATGAGTACTATAACTTCCATCGGTGGAGGTGGAGGTGCAGGCTTAGGTAATAATGGTGCTAACGGTGGTTCTGGTGGTGGAGGCGGAAGACAAGGTAGTGGAGGTACCGGAGGAGTCGGTGGTTCTGGAACCGCAGGGCAAGGATATGATGGAGGAAATGGATATAGTAATGCAGGTGGACACGGTGGTTCAGGTGGTGGTGCAGGAGGTGCAGGTATAAACGGTGGCGACCAATATGTAACAGGACCAAACGGAGGAGCAGGTTTAAGTTCATCTATTACAGGAACATCTGTCGGTAGAGGTGGGGGTGGTGCTGCTGGAGAAGGTACTGGTTCAGATGGTGGTGGGAACGGAGGAGTTTTAGGTAATGGTTCACCAGGAACAGCTAACACAGGCGGTGGTGGTGGAGGTGCTAATACACCAGGAAGTCAAATTCAAAAATCTGGGGGGGCTGGAGGTTCAGGTGTAGTAATATTGAGAATGCCAACTTCATTATATTCAGGAACTACAACTGGAAGCCCGACAGTGACAACAGATGGAAGTGATACAATATTAACCTATACAGGTAGTGGTACATACGTACATAGTTAAAATTAAAATAAATTAAAATGGCACATTTTGCAGAAATAAACGAGAATAACATAGTAACAAGGGTAATTGTTGTACATAACAACGAAATAACAGTTGATGGTCAAGAATTAGAATTTAAAGGTATTGACTTTTGTGAGGGTTTATTTGGACACAGAAATTGGGTTCAAACATCTTATAATGGCAATATTAGATATAATTTTGCAGGAGTAGGTTATACTTGGGATAGTGAAAACGATGCTTTTTATGCACCACAACCTTATGCAAGTTGGTCGCTTGATGAAAACTTTATATGGCAAGCACCAGTGCCATATCCAGATGATGCATCACCTGAAAAAATATACGAGTGGGATGAAGATAATCTTGCTTGGAAAGTAGTTGAACTTACAATAGAATAATAATGGCGCAAACTAAAATAGAACAAGGTTTATTAAAATTTACAGAAGCAACTGATTATTTAAAAATACCAACTGGTACAACAGCGC